GAAACCTGGAGCATGCCGTCGACCCGCTGTATCGCAATGGGGCGAAGTTCATGTTCCATGACTCGACCCTGAAGGCGCTGAAGAAGCTGAAGGACTCGAGCAACCGTCCGCTGTGGCAGCCTGGCCTGACCGCGAGCTTCGCGAAGGGTGAAGAGCCCACGATCCTCGACAAGGGCTACATCATCAACAACGACATGGCGGTGATGGCGGCCAGCGCGAACTCCATCCTGTTCGGCGACCTGACGAAGTACAAGTATCGCAAGGTTGCCGGCGGAACGACCATCATGCGGCTGACGGAGCGCTATGCCGACTACCTGCAGGTGGGCATCATGGGCTTCCTGCGCGCAGATGGACAACTGATCGACGCCGGAACGCATCCGGTGGCGGTCTTTGTGAACGCAGCCAGCTAAACGGCGGCGCGTTTTCAAGAGTGGGGCGGCGGCCCAGTGATGGGCCGCCGCGCTGTTTTCAAGGTTTTTGAGGATTTTTCCCCATGGCACTCGTCACCTTCGTCGAACCCGCGTCGGAACCGGTGCAACTGGCGGATATGAAGAGCTATCTGCGGCTGGCTTCCGGGTTCACGGACGACGATCCCTATATTTCCGGGCTGATTATGGGTGCGAGGCGCTGGGCGGAGGTTTATTGCCGCCGAAGGTTCCTTTATCAGACGGTGCGGCTGGAACTCGACTTTTTCCCTGGATATATCAGCGCCGGAGTGGCCGGCGGGGCGTCGCACTATGCTGCCGCGTTCGCCAGCGGCGCGAATCTGGTGCTGGCGGGGCTGCGCTACGCGATTCAGCTGCCTTTTCCACCGGTCTATCGGCTTGCGGCCTTCACTTACACCGACCAGAACGGCAATGCGACGCCGTTGGTGTCCGGTACGGACTATGTTGCGGACTTCGATTCCAGCCCGGCGCGGCTGATGCCTCCGTTCGGGAAGTTCTGGCCGATTGCGCAGGTGATCGGCAACGCTGTGAAGATCGATTTCGTGGCCGGATATGGCGGGAATATCGCCGTCAGCACGACGGCAACCTCGGTGAACCTGGGGGGCTATAAGTTTGCGGCCGAAGATGAGGGCTCGCCGATTACGATTCCCGGTGCTGGGGCGGCCGGGGCGCCGCTTGCGGGTGTGATTGCGACTGTGGACAGTTCGGGCAATGGAGCGCTGTCCGTAGCGGCTGCGACAACGGTGAGTGGTGCGCCGGCTTATCTGGGCAAGCCGGTCCCGGCGCTGATTCCCGCGGCCCTGATGCTGCTGGTGAGCGACTGGTATGAGAAGCGGCTGCCGGGCGATGTTTCTTCTGTGCCGCGCGGGGTGCGCGAGTTGCTGGGGCCGTATCGGGACCTGAGGTTTTAGGCGATGGCCGCAAACATGAGAGACCCGCTGGCGATTGACGCGGGCCAACTGCGGCATCAGGTGACGGTGCAGGCGCAGGCGGGTGCGGCGGTGCCGGCGGCGGTGACCGGGATGATCGCGGCGCAGGGCGAGGCCGGATGGGCCGATGTGCTGACATGCATGGCGGCGATCCGCACGCTGAGCGCGGGAGAAAAGTATCAGGCGGGGCAGGACGTTGCGCAGGTGACGCACGAGATCACGGTGCGATGGCCGGGCGACTCGGTGGTGGTGGGTGGGCAGATGCGGGTGCTGTTTGGGGCGCGGAAGTTCACCATCCAGGCGGTAGACAACGTGCTGGAGCGCAACCGGGTGCTGAAGCTGATGTGCATGGAGATCGACGGCGGCAAGTAGCACTTCGTGCCGTTCTCGACCGCGCTCTTCGCGCGGTGCAAGGCCTTCTGATGGGGTGGCAACGATGCGATTTGGATTTGTAGCATGCGCGCGGTGCGGTTCGCGGTTGCCGCGATGGCTGATGTGGCTGCACCACTGCGAGGATGCCGTTGCGGCTGCGGGGCTGGGCGCGGGCGCGGCGAAGGTGTCGGAAGATCTGGCGAGGGTGGCGTAGATGCGAATGATTGAGCTGGATCTGATCCATGGCGGGACGGTGCATGTGAATGCGGACCTGATCCTGACGCTGGAGGACTTCGCGGCGGTAGGTTTGACCGCGCAGCGGGCGCACTGCAGGGTGCAGATCGGGCCGCTGCTATTTGTTGAGGTGAAGCAGCGCGCGGCGGAAGTGATTGAGCGGAGCAAAGGCGCATGACGCTGATGGAGGGGATTGCCGCGCTGCTGACGGCGGATGCGGAGTACCTGGCGGCGGTGCCGGGCGGGATCGCGGACACGCTGCTGCCGGAGGGCGCGACGCTGCCGGCGCTGACGTTTCAGATTGTGGGCGGGCAGGCGGACCCGACGCTGGATACCAGCGGCATGCAGCGGTGGCGGGTGCAGTTCGACGTGCGGGCAGAGGATGCTGCCGGCGCGGTGGCGGGGCGGGAGAACCTGATCCGCGTGCTGAACGGGTTCCGGGGAGTGCCGGTGGATGGCGCGCCGTGGATCGAAGGGATCGACCTGATTCAACCGATCGACTACTATGACAGCGAGGCGCGGCAGTTTCGCAAAGGCGCTGAATTTTACGTGATGTTCTGCTTTGCGGAGGATTCGGGCTTGTCGCCGTAAGGGGCCCGGTGAGCGGGGAAATTTCGGGAACAGGGTTGGCTGGGGCGAGATGCCTCGGCCTTTGTTTTGGGCGGAACAAAATCCAACAGTAAAACGGGGGTGAGGCAATGGCATACAAAAATAGCAAGGCACAGAGCGCGATCGGGGCGAAGGTTTACATCGGCCCGAAGGCATTGGATTTCGAGAACCTGACGCTGACGGGCACGGGCGCGGCGCAAGAATTCACATTTACGGCGGACACAACGAGCGCCGCCAAGACGCTGGCCTCGCCGAGTTCGACGGAGGGCCTGTTTACCGGGCAGCCGGTGGCGGGCACTGGAATTCCTGCCGGCGCGACGCTGGTGATGACTGCAGGGGTGCCTTCGCTGAGCGTGAATGCATCGGCCACGGCCAGCGCGGTGACGCTGACGGTGACGGCGTTCATCGAGCTGGGCGAGATGAGCCAGGTGCCGCTGAGCGGTTACAAGTACGACAAGGAAGAGGTGACGAACTTCGACTCCGGCGAGAACAAGGAATGGATCAAAACCCTGCTGGATGGGGGCACGGTGGCGCTCGAGGGCAACCGGGTGTCGAGCGATCCGGGGCAGGCGGCGCTGTACGCCGCGTTCCTGGACCCGGCGAATGCCTACGAGTTCCTGTGGAGCTATCCACTGGCCAATGGGCAGGTGACGACGGGCGATGTGGTGTCGTTTGCGGCGCTGGTGGAGCAGTGGGACGACAACCTGCAGGTGGGCAAGGCGATCAAGCGCAAGGCCAGCCTGCAGCGCACCGGCGCGGTGTCCTTCATCGTGGGCAGCTAAACAAAGGCTTCGCTGTGCGGTCATGCCGTGCGGCGATGGGTGGACGACGAAGGGGGTGGCGCGGGCCAAACGCCATCCCCTTTGAAGTTTTGAGATTGGGAGTGTGTGATGGCGATGAGCAAGCGAGGCAATGCAGGCAAGAGGCCGCAGGCAGTGGGCGTGGCGAGCGAGAAGATCGATCCGACGCTGCCGTTTACGGAGATTGTGATCGACGGCAAGACCTACAAGATGTGTCTGGACTTTGGCGCATTGGCCGAGGCCGAGCGTGAGCTTGAAAAGACGGACCCGACCGTGAGCCTGCTGGAGTGTTCGTGGGGCCTGGGAAAGCTGCAGAACCTGCGCGTGCTATTTGCGGCCTCGCTGCGTCTCTATCATCCGCAGATGAGCGTCGCTGAGCGAATGGCGCTGGTGACCTGGGGGAATGCCGGGACGGTGCTGGTGAAGGTGCGCATCGCGCAGGGCATGTTTGCGCCGGAGGCAGAGGCAAACCCTCCCGAGGCCGCTCCCGCCGCAGTGAGCGAATAGGGCGCGAACGGCTATGGCTGGAGATGTGGGCGAGAGCCCGCGTGGATTTCGGCATGGCGGGCGCAGAGTTCCGCGCGCTGACGATGCGGCAGTGGGCGGCGCTGGTGCGGTGCAAGACTGAGGCGGAGAGGTT